AACCAATATCAAATTGCCACAAGTTATTGTCACTAATTGCAAAGTTTGTGTTTGCTGTAACGGTCATTGAAAAACCAGAACCAGTACCACCCAAAGACGCCGCAGATGCACTCAATACGTCGCCAGTCAAATAACCATATCCAGTGGTTGTAATCGTTACGCTAGACACCGATGTACTAGCAATAACAATGGTTGCCAATGCGCCAATTCCAGTTCCACCAGTTAAAGCAACTGCTGTGTATGTACCGTTTACATAAGCAGAACCATTATTAGTAATGGTGATTGTGGAAACGCCACCAGATATTGTGAAGGTAGTGGGGCCAGACCCTACGCCGTCATCGTTGTCAGTTGACCATTGCTGAAGGTTGTTGTTTGTGCCAGAGATGACGTAGTTCAAACCGTTGGTGGCACTCATGGTCATGCCACGAGAGATGCCTGAAGCGTTTAAGAAGATGCCGCGGTAGCCACCCATTTTTCGGGGTAGACCGTTTTGGAAACGACACCACTGTCCATCCATGTACGAAGGGGCGTTGAAAATGGTGCCGTCGCGCTGGATGCCCGGCTTAATTTGGAGGGCTACAACTTTTGCGGTCACTAGAAAGTTCCCCCAGAGATACCGTTAGTTACTGCTAACCCCGTAGAAGACAAAATCATTCCAATTGATCCGTTTACTGCAAATCCAATTTGGTTAGACGCTGGTAAATACAAACCTGTTGTTAGATTTGAAAGGAAATTAAGTGATGGGGTGGTTACAGATCCAGCTTGCAACGTAATTGATGTTCCACTTGAAGTAGCAGTCTGTGCGTTGTAGACATTTGTTCCATCACATATGGCAATAAATGTTTGATTCTGCGGCAAAGTAACAGTGGACGCTCCCACAGAACCAGTTGAAAAAGTCAACGTGAATGATCCTGTAGTGTTGTTTTGCAAAGAATACAGTTGAACCGTAGGTGGAAGTATCACAGTACAGTTTGACGTCAAAACGCCTGTGTACGCTTGGATGGTGTTTGTTGCCTCAACAACAGTTAGCGTAACGGTTCCACCAGTTACAACTTTGCTTAGCTGTGTATAAACAAAAGTTGCTGATTGACCATAACCATATGAGTTGTAGCCTGTTGATCCGTTAGATACAAGGACAAATGATTCTGCTAACTGAAGCTGTGCTGATGCATTTCCATCAATTGTGTTTGCTCCAGCTGGGGTAACAGTCAATATTCCTGTTCCGTTGTTACGGATCATTACAAACCAATTATTTCCTACGGTTGCCGCAGAAGGCAGTGTCATGCTTCCTGCACCACTCTCCCAAATAAGGAAAGATGCTCTATCTGCATCCAATATTGCATAGTTGGAATAAATGCTAGTTAGTGGATAAGACTGATTTAGCGTTGTGTTAGTTGCAAGTAATCCATATCCAGCTAAAGTGGCGGCATTGGCAGAAGATGTTCCAGCGCCAAATGTGACTGACGCCCAAGTCCCTGCAACCGTAGTGTTGTTAGTTATGTAAACATATTGAGCAATACCAGAAGCAACAGAAACAATTGTTGCCAAAGTGGTGTTTGTTACTACCGTAAAGGTATTAGCGCCTACGTTTCGGATTAAAGCACTCTGGCCTTCTGACACCTGAGTTGCAGGCGGCATGATCAACTTCAAACTTGTGGTTGAAGCTGAAACCTCAATAATGTTGGCAACAACGTCTGAAGTGTTGCCGTTAATTGGCCACTCTAATTCGGTGTCTGCGGTCAGAGTAATAGATTCATATCCCACTTGAGATGGGTTGATCGTCTGGCCTGTATAGGGATTTAGGTATGTTGTCATGTTAAGAGTCCACGGCTATGGCTGAACGATCACCAACACGAGCGACGTCTTCCGTCTTCAGTGCAGTAATGGCTTCTGTGTATTTTTGCTGGAAAATTGCACGCGCATCGTTCTTCAAGAACGGCATCGCCTGCAACAGGGTTCCGTACAGCATCGCATTTGGAGCGTACTGGGTAAGCCAGTTAGTCTGGTTTGTTGAGCTTAGGGGCGCTATACGCTCGTAATAGAGCACTTCAAATGTGTATGCTTGGTCTGGCGTAGGTGCTAAATACCAATGCTCATAATCGGTGTCTGCGTAATACTTAGGCAAGCCTGTTTCAGTGACGATTGGCCAATAATTCTTGAGGTACTCAAACTTGCGCAAAAAGACAGGCACCATAGTTGTACCGTTGTTGACGCTCATAGACACTGTTTTGCGCCAACGTGCAGGCTTAGCCAGTACTGGCTGGTTAATGGTGACGGTTGAGTTAGCCACCGTCAGTTGACCTAGTGTTTTAATTTCTTGCGCGATTTCAAACTCGCACAAGGTGATAAATGTGGGGATAGCGTCAACCACTGCGGCGTCCTGACGCTCAAGGTACTGAAGCACCGTGCTTGTCAGTGAGTCGTAGGTCATCACCCATGATGGTGTCGTTGCCATAGTTGCCCTTTATATATACCCTATTGTCCCATTACCTGATGATGGCGGCAACCCTATGACAAGAAAAGCGCGCGCTCATCTTTGCGACGATTCTCTAATCCTTTGAGGATCTTTCCACCAGCCTTGCAATACTTCAACAATTCTTCTGCCGCGCCTTCCATATCCCCCCTAAGAACCTTCTGACGGAGGGTTGAGCGCTGTAGTGTTCCCAAACCAACATTAAAGCTAAAAGAGATAAGAGCATCGTACTGACCTTGAGTGAGGGGAACAGGACAGAACTGAACCACACCTCGCTCAAACCTAGCCAAATCTGCTTTAAGAATTCCATTGACTTCTTCCATGCTAAACGTGCGGTTGTCTGCGTCTTTGAGAGCAAACCCATCACGCTCTTCTATCTTCATCTTGCCTTGCTCTGGATACAGGACATGCCCTACTCCAACCGTCCACAGCTTGGCTGGGCAACGATAGGGTTTCTGTCTTGTGCCCTCGTGATGTTGGATCATCTTGAGGGCTTTGTCAGATATGTTCATTTCTTCCCAAAGGCTTGTGTGCCAAACCAAAAAGACACCACAGATGCCCAGATGATTTGTGTCTCGTTATCCCACAGCAGGTCTAACGCAACTTCAAACGGCACTTCTTTGTAGAAAGCAAACCAAAAACCAAAGATTTCCACAAAAGCAAGCAAGATGAACAAGCCGTAGGTTATGGCAGGACGCACCATAGCGCGTGCGTTAACTACCCACTGGCTAGCCCCTTGACCGATAGCAATATCGTGCGCATACAGTGCTTGGCGCTCTTGCATGGCCGTCTGTGCGTTAGTTACTTCAGCGTTAATCTGTATCTGCTCAGTTTGGATGTGTTCAATCTTTTCTTGGGCTTCTAAGCCAGCCTTCTTCAAGGTCAACTCACGCTCAGTCTGCATCTGCGCCAAGGCTAGTTCATGCGACTTGTCTGCACGGTCTTGGAAAAAATCCATCAGTTTGGGTAACCCGCCCATCAGGAAAGACAGTAGGGTTGAAAATAGTGTCATCATTTTTTAGCTCCCATTTTTTCACGTTCTTCAAGCAACCTGACTTTGACTTGCAATTCGTTTATGTGGTTCATCAAATGCTCTTTCATTGCGGCTCGTTTTTCCGCAGAAATTGGGCTGTCCGTTGGGGTACCCTCTTTTGTAATCAATGCAGGCATAGCACCTTCAATTCGTGTCAGGCGCGTAGAGAAATCGTTGACTTGCCCCAAGAGCCAAGCAAGGGATGCCACGATGATAGGAATGACCGCTTTTAATACATCTGCCCAATTCATTTTGATTCCTTTAATTCACGTTTTAATTTACGCAATTCTTTGATCTCTTGCTTGAGTTGAGCGCGCATATACAGAGTTTCTACGTATGCCATTGATGTAACTCCAACAATTATGCATATGGCAACCCCTATCAATATCCAGTAGACCAACTTCGTAGTTGCCACAAGAACCACCCAAAGAATAAAGATATAAACATCACGGCAATTACTCCACTTATTAATTCAATGAACCTGATCTCTTCTTGTTCTTTTTCCCACCTAGCTTTTCTAGCCCTGCGGATCATCTCTGATCTAGCCCACTCCTGTTCTCGCTCAATCTTTCCATGCATCACTAAAAACCTGCTGTACAGATTCTTAGTCTGAGGGGGCGCATACACCATTGCCTCTCTGACGTCCTGCATCAACTGCTCAAGCTGAAGCTCAATAAGCACGCGCTCGACCGCTTTTTTGCTCGTGTTTTGCTCAGGATTGAACTTGTTCTTTGATTCCTCTTCTAGTTCAATGTAGTGGTTTGTGATCTGCTGTTGTACGTCAA